AAGAGTTTCAGCGTAGGCGTGACGGTGTTTGGTTTTACAATAATGGGGAACCTACGTATATTACAGGGAGACATTATATGTTTCTACAATGGTCTAAAATTGATATCGGATATCCATCATACCTTGCTTTCCAGAAAGAAATCTTTCTCCACATGGCTGCGTGCGAAGCTGATCATCGTTGTTTCGGTCAGCTATATACTAAGTGTCGTCGTTCTGGCTACACTAATATATGCTCTTCTGTTCTTGTGGACGAAGCTAGTCAAGTTAAAGAGAAGCTTTTGGGTATTCAGTCAAAGACTGGTAAGGACTCTCAGGAAAACATCTTTATGAAGAAAGTGGTTGCGATCTTTCGCGGCTACCCGTTCTTCTTCAAGCCAATTCAGGATGGTACTACAAATCCCCGTATGGAGCTCGCTTTCAGAGAGCCTTCGAAGAGAATTACTAAAAATAACAAAACCTCAAACCGAGGAGATGCGCTGAATACAGTAATAAACTGGAAAAACACTACGAATAATGCATACGACGGCGAAAAGCTGCATATGTTGTATCTGGATGAGGCTGGAAAATGGGAGAAACCAGCAGATATCCGTGAGGCTTGGAGAATCGAAAGAACTTGCCTTATTGTAGGTAAAAGAGTTGTTGGAAAAGCTCTAGTTGGCAGCACTGTCAACCCAATGGGTAAGGGCGGCAAAGAGTACAGGGATTTATGGGCTGATTCCGACCCAAACGAAAGAAACAATAATGGACGTACAAGATCAGGTCTATATAGAGTATTCATTCCAGCCTACGACGCTCTTGAGGGTTTTTTCGACAAGTATGGAAACCCAGTGGTTGATGACCCTTCCCAAAGCGTACACATACATGGTGACGTAATAGGTATTGACGGCGAAGCTATTGATCAGGGTAGTAAAACCTATCTTAAAAACGAAAGACATTCATTTAAAGATGACCCGTCAGAACTAAACGAAATTATTCGTCAGTTCCCATTCACTGAAGATGAGGCTTTCAGGGATAGCATCGAAGGCAGTTTGTTTAATATTGGTAAGATCTATCAGCAAATTGAGCACAATGACAGCCTATACCCTAGCCCAATAGTTCAAGGTAATTTTGTATGGAGAACCAAAGACGAAGAGGTTGTCTTTTCTCCAGACCCGAACGGAAGATTCCGTGTTGCTTGGCTTGCTCCAAAGCATTTAAGAAACATCAAGGCAGAAGACAGGGGCAAGAAAGTGGCTCCAAACGGACACATCGGTGTGGGTGGAGTTGACTCCTATGACTTAGACGCTACGGTAGACGGCAGGGGATCGAAGGGTGCATTGCACATGTACAATAAGTTCAACATGGATGTACCAGGGAATACGTTTGTTGTGGAGTACGCTTCCCGCCCAGACTTAGCTAGCATCTTTTACGAAGACGTTCTTATGTGTGCTTTTTTCTATGGTTATCCAATACTAATAGAAAACAATAAGTATGGTATTGCAAGGTACTTTGAATCAAGGGGTTATGACGGGTATTTGATGGATAGACCAAGCCACCTTAGAAACAACAGCTCTAATTCTAATGTAAGAACAAAGGGAATTCCATCCAATTCTCAAGATGTAATTCAGGCCCACGCTCACGCTATTGAAGCTTACATACACGATCACGTTGGCATTAACCCCGAAGAAGGTGAAATGGGGAAAATGATGTTTAACAGAACGCTTGAAGACTGGATTGGGTACAAAATAGACAAAAGAACTAAGTTTGACTTGACTATTAGCTCTGGTTTAGCTTTGCTTGCAGCTCAAAAATCCAAGAAGGAAAAGCCCCGCACCTCCTTTGATAACAGGAAGTTTTTTAGAACCTACAAGCCAAAAGCTTGGCACTCCTAGTTTTACTATATTTGCATTGAGTTAAATTACTCCACTCATTGCAGATGCACAGTACAAACAAAAATTCTTCCAGCTTCCCAGATCCACTGGCTTCTTCTGAGGTGAAGCAGGGCAAGGAGTATGGTCTGAAATACGCTAAGTCGATTTATCGGCAGTGGGGAAAGATAGATCAGCAAAATTCCGTATACGGCAACAGGAAGAAAACCTTCGAAAAAAACAGACGTTACGCAAACGGCACGCAAGACACCGCTATTTATCGGTCTCTTCTTAGTTCCCTTGATCCTAATAACGGCGATGGAAGCATGCTTAACCTGGATTTCACTCCAGTTCCTATCCTCCCTAAATTCGTCAGGATCGTTGTAAACAAGATTCTGTCTTCTTCTCCATACCCTAATCTTGAGGCAATTGACCCGATATCTTCTTCTGAGAAAGACTTAAAAAGAAAGAAGATCGAGTTGTCAGTAAAGTCAAAAGAATCACTAAAAAGTATTGAGCAGAATCTTGGGGTTCAAGTTGCGGGCCCACAAAAAGATATTCCAGAAACCCTTGAAGAGGCTGAGATATTTATTGAAAACAATATTAAGTCTAACTCAGAGATTGCAGCTCAGATAGCAACAAATCTTACTTTAGAGTGGAATGACTTCAATGATTCCATTCTTAGAAGGTGTGTAAATGACTTGACTGTCCTTGGGCTTTCTGTAGTGAAAAGGGATAATGACCCTAACTACGGTATCCACACTTCTTACATCGATCCAGTAAACTTTGTTCATAGCTTTACGGAAGACCCTGGCTTTAACGACTTGGTTTATGCTGGACATGTAAGGTACGTACCCATTCAAGAGCTAAAGAGAATGGCTGGCGATCAGTTTAGCGAGGAGGATTTCAAGCGGATTGCTCAAAAGGCGCAGAAAAAATATGGGTATGATGCGTCAAAGCTCACTCAGTCTTCTTACGACAGAGTGAACAACATATCTAGCTTCGGTTACGATGAGTACATGATTGAAGTTTTAGATTTTGAATTCACGTCTGTAGACAGTGAATACTACGAATCTAAAGAGAGTCAATACGGAAACGTTGGGTTTTACCCCAAGGGCGAAAATTACAAAGCCCCAAAAAATTCTGTATTTAACAGAGAGGTCACTAAGTTTGAGAATGCAACTGTCTACGGCGGTTGTTATATCCTAGGAACTGATTACATCTTTAATTACGGAAAGAAGACAAACGTTCCCAAGAATGTATACGATATAAGCAAGGCCAATCTATCGTACTCTGTTTGCGCTACAAACATTTTAGATATGATGCCGAAGTCTCTGGTTGATAGCTGTATTGGTTTTGCCGACCAGCTTCAGCTTACGCATCTTAAGCTTCAGCAGGCAGTGGCAAAAGCTAAGCCTGATGGTATTATCATTGATATTGAAGGCTTAGAAAATGTTCAACTAGGTAAGGGTGGTGAACTTCAACCGCTTGATCTCCACGATATCTACGAGCAGACTGGTGTATTTTACTACAGGAGTAAGAACCCAGAGGGAGGATTTCAGAACCCTCCAATTAGAGAAATAGGAAATAGCATTCGGAATGTAAACGAATTGATTGGACTGTATAATCACTACCTCAGGATGATCCGTGACGCTACGGGAATCAACGAGGTAATGGATGCGTCATCCCCAAAGACAGACGCTCTTGTTGGTGTCCGTCAACAAGCTATTGCGGCGGCTAACAATGCGATTTATGACATCACAAACTCTTCTATGGTTTTGTACAAGAAGGTTTGCACTGACATCGTTAAGTGCCTTCAGGTTATTCACCCTGAGTCTATTCTTTACCGCATTTATGAAAACGCCGTTGGTAAAACAAATATGAAGGTTCTTAATTCATTCAAAGACCTTCCTATGTACAACTTTGGTGTAAGGGTGGTTAAAGAGATGGAGGAGGCAGAGAGAGAGTACCTGGAGCAGAATATTCAGATTGCTCTTAGTCAAAAGGAAATCGACCTAGAGGATGCTATCGCTATTAGGCAGCTTAAAGACTTGAATCAGGCTGAGCGTTTACTGGTTGTAAGAAGAAAAAAGAGGATTGCATCAAACCAGCAAATTGCTATGCAGAACTCTCAGCAGCAAGCTCAGATTCAACAGCAATCAGCACAAGCTGCTTCTCAGGCTAGACAGCAAGAGATGCAAATGGAGGCTCAGCTCAAATCGCAAGAAATGCAACTTAAAATGCAGTTAGACTCTAAGCTAGAAGAAGTAAAGCATGGATTCAGAAAGGAGATCGAAATGATTAAAGCTCAGGCGCTTCTTGGTGTTAGATCTGATGATCAAGAATTCAAAGAAAAGCTTGAGGTTTTGAAAGAAGACAGAAAAGACGACAGGGTAGAAAAGCAAGCAGTCGAGCAAAGTAAGCTTATTGCACAACGTCAAGGCGATCAAGACCAAATGCAGATGCCTCCACAACCACCTCAAGGCGAGGATTTATCACAAATGTTAGGACTATAAAAATGGCAACAACTATAAACTTAGACACCTCACAAAGGGTTGACATCATCTGCAAAAGAGGTGACACGTTCGATCTTAGGTTGACGCTAACCACCTCATCGGGCGCTGCTGCCTTTACTGCGGATGACATTTTCTTGATGCAGGTTAGGGATTCTGACCTAAACGACTCGGCGACTGCCGCCGACATTACTCTTGCGACAACGGTTAATTCCGTTGATCCAACTACTCAAACGTATGTTGACTTTTCGTTCGATTCTGCCACAATGAAGGGCATCCCTTCTGGTTTGTATGTGTACGACATTGAACAACAAGCATATGACGGAGCTACAGGCCCTACAGTCAGCACTTTAATTTACGGTACACTTAAAGTTAACGAAGATGTTTCAATAACAGCTTAACGATGAACAATGCCGATAAGTGTAGACCAACCATCAAGTATAGCTGTATCAAGCTCTAGCGGAGGAACAATAAGAGTATCCATCGTAAGTTCTGCGGAGACCAAAGTGGTTTCCCTGACTTCTGTTGCTGAAAATAATATCTCAGTAGCTGGTGCTATCGGCGCTGGACCTGCTGGACCAACAGGTCCTACAGGCCCTACGGGTGCCACAGGAAATACAGGAGCTACAGGTCCTGCTGGGCAAGGTGTACCTACAGGTGGTGTTGAGCGTCAGGTCATCGTTAAGCAGAGTGGAACTGACTACGATACTGCGTGGGACTATGTAGAGGCTGTATACCTTCAGATTCAGAACAACGAGGGGAGCACTCTTTCCGCTGGTACGCCTTTGTATGCTAAAGGTATTTCTGGAGCAAGCATCCTAGTCGGCGCTGCGTGCGCTAATGACTCCGCTAAAATGCCAGTTGTTGGTGTTCTGCTCGAAGAAACTTTAGACGGAGCAAATGGTGAAGCGATTGTGGCTGGCCTGTTTAATAAAACTATTACGGGGCTTACTGGTGTTTCTGTAGGGGATATAGTATACGTTAACGGTACGGGTGGTCTCACAGCAACAAAGCCCTCTGCCTCTACAGATCTTATTCAGAACGTAGGCATTGTGCTTCAAACCAATGGAACCAACATCCAGAAAATGAAGGTTTCTGCTATCGGTAGGTCAAACGACATACCGAATCTAGCAAGCGGTAAGTTCTTCATTGGCGGCACTACGGGTCAGGTATCTCCATACACTCTGCCTATCGCTGACGGAACCAACGGTCAAGCCTTGGTTACTGACGGTAGCGGTGCGCTTTCTTTTGGTGATGTAGATTCCACTCTTGAGAATGCAATCACAATATCTAATACAGATGCTGCATTCAGCCACATGACGTCTCCTATAACCGCTGGGACGTCACTTGAAGCTGTCCTCAGAGACATGCTTGAGAAATACAACATTACGAGCATTAGCCTTACTAATATTAGCAGGGCGCTTCAGAATCCAAATGGCACCTACGGTTCGTTTGCTAATGACACGAATGGCGAAACCGTAGAGGTTGGGCAAGGTGTTAGGATTCAGGGGTTTGACTACAACATTGTAGATAACACCCAGACTGGAGACACGTCGGTTGCATTTTTAGAAAACAACGCCGCAGTTGAGAGTGGCTTCGCAGACGACAACGCCGCAAAGACACTGGCAACCACCATTGAAAGAGATCTTACCTCTCAGTCTACCAGGACCTACAAGGTGACGGCTATCGATAATGGAGGTAGTGGTAACGAAACTATCTCTAGTGGTACTCAAACATACAGGTGGTACTTTAGGGTGCGGGTCGGATCTAGCACAACCCAATCCATCACTAATGATACTGAGGCTGATACGTTGTGGGATTCTCTCACGGCTCCTTTCAACGACTTAATTGCTCAAGGGGACTTTACTACTATTGCCGACTCTGGCATGGACACGCAGCTTAATTACACCTGGATTGCATACCCTGACGCCTGGGGAGCACCAAATCAAATTCTACTTGACGGTTCTACTAACGTGCTAAGCGACTTTGAGTCACCAGTCACGTTCGATCTCACGAACCCATATGGCGTAACAACAACATATCGCTTTTACAGAAGTACATATGATGATGCTTTTGCTGTCAATCAAACCGTTAAAGTAGACTTCTAATGCCAATTTTTCCAGGACCAGTATCGCACAACAATCCTAACGCACCTATTGTAAACGCAACGGGCAATCAGATTGTGGGCTTTGGTTTCTTTGACACCACTGGCGATAGAAACAACCTTGCTAATGCGCTTCAGACAGACGGATACCTAGCCATTGTTGGTACGACCACGTTAACAGCTTACGTGTTCCAAGGAGGCACATGGAATGACCCAAACGACTGGTCTGAGGTTGGTTCTGGTTTAGACAATACGGTTGATGACCTAACACCTCAGCTTGGTGGTGATCTCGATGTGTATGACGGTGCCGCCACTCACAGCATTACCAACTCAAATAGTGGTGCTGATATCCAGTTTACCCCTACTGGAACAGGCCACATAAACCTAGACGGGCTTGTAGAGTTTAAGCGGTTTGACCCAGCTTCACCTCCTACTGCTTTTGAGGGGGGAATGTATGCCGACACGGATGATAACCTGTACTTCGGAGTAAGCTAATAAAAACGTTGTATATTTGCTCAAAATATTTACAAAAAAAAATAACAGATATGGCAGAATGGAGAAAAGTAATAGTTGAATCCTCTGCGGACAACATTGCTGAAAACGCGGCAACGGCAACAGCCCTAGCAACCGCACGAGATTTTTCTATCACTGGAGAGGTAACAGCATCAGCTGTTTCCTTTGATGGAACAGGTAACGTAGCTCTTAGCGCTACGGTAGCCAACGACATCATTGATGAGGCCAATCTTAAGGTCACAAACGCTCCAACTGATAATTACATCCTTAGTTACGATGATGCAAGTTCGGGCTTTACGTGGGTTGCAAATACAGCGTCTGCAAACGACGCTACTATTACGCTTGCTGCTGGTACTGGTTTATCTGGAGGTGGCGACTTTACCACCAACCAATCAGGCGCCGAGACGATTACTTTCAACCTGGATCTTCAAGAAGCTCAGGAAGCGGTAGTCGATGTGGCCGCTGATTACTTTGTATTTCTTGATGGTGGCGCAACAGGAACCACAAGAAAAGAAAGCATTGCTGACCTTGTTTCTGGTGTTACTGGTGCAAACCTGGCCTCTCAGAATGGTGTCCTCAAGTTAACCCCAAATCCAGACATTGAGGGCACTCTTGATGTGACTGGCGTGGCTACTTTCGACAACAACGTAATTGTAACTGGTGACTTGACCGTTAATGGTAGTACTACTACCCTAGACACCACCAACCTATTGGTCGAGGATACGTTTATTTCCTTGAATAGCGGTGGCACTACCAACGTAGATGCTGGTATCGTTTTCACTGGTCTTGCCAATAAGGTGTTTGGATGGGATCAGTCGCAAGAGTCTGGACGTTTTGGTGTTGACTACGCGGGCGGCGACGCCTCTGTTGCTGGTGGTGGATTCTCTCCTGATGCTTGGGTTTCTACAGTGCATACAGCGGCTGGAGATGATGCAAACGCTACAGCGTCTTTGGAGCAGATCGGAAACTTGTATATCAATTCGAGCAATTCAGATATCTACATCTGGGCTTAATATGGGAATTCTTGGTAAGGGCAGGGATGTCGGCGGGTTTACCACTGACACCCTGACCCAGCAAGAGCTTTCGTTTATCTTAAAGTGCCTTCATGATGGTACTTTTGAAGGAAAAGACGTACTTTTGCTGGCAGACGTAGTAAACAAACTTCAGAATCAACTGAAGGCTAAATAATTTCAAACCTTAAATTCAATTCAAATGAAATTAGAAATCAATGAAGTCTACTTCTTACATGAGGTAGCGAAGTCAGCAAGCATTAAGGCTTCCGATGCTCACACTGTAGTGAAGCTATTGGACAAACTTGAAAAAGAGTTTGGAAGACTTCAAAGCATTCAGGATAAAAAAGAGCCAGAATTAAAGAAGACTTAAACTTAAATGGCGGGTTGGAATAAAATATTAGTAGAGGGTGATGCGGTAGCTAATAATCTGGCTACCGCTGACCTTACTCAGCCGTCTAGCACGAATAGAGTATACAATTTAAACGGCAATACCAATCGCATAGCATTTAAAGATGGTATAGTGCAGTTTTCAAATTCTTCTAATAGCGTGAGTCACCAGTTCGACAACGCTAACGGAGTGTTTGATGCTAGGTCAGCAAACGGGATTAGGTTGAGCGATGGTGATAACGGTCAATACTTAGATTTAAAGCCTAAGTCTGAAATTTCTGCCAGCTACACTATTACCTTCCCCAATGCTGCACCAGGCGCTGCAAACAAAATTCTTGAGGCTAACGCTACTGGTGATCTATCTTGGATCGATACGCCGTCTGGAGGTGGTGGCGTAAGCATAGACAGCTACTCTGCTCAGGGGGAAATGTTAGTGGCTGGAGACAGCAGCAGCAATATAGACGCAGAGTCAAACGTAACTTTCTCAAGTAACATCCTGACTGTTACAGGAAGGATTGCATGCAGCGACTTAATCACCCTCTCTACCAACAACAAGTCTCTTAATGGGACGGCAACTATCGGGTCAGGCACTAGAGCCCTTATAAAGTGCAATGGAAGCGATAACACTGAGGTTGGAAACAGTACCGAAAAAACAGTTTTAAATGGATCGTCTGTCGATGCGGGGGCTTTACAGTTCAGTTGTGGTCCAGCCACTATGGATCAGATTCTAGAGACAAACGTTAGTCTTAGCTCCGTAGGGGATCACGGAGATGGCGCAGTGGTTACCTACTTCGATACAGGCGGTGCAGGCGCCACCACAGCAGGAAGGGTTTACTACTATACAGGCACTGCATGGGCTTTTGCTACTAGCTCCGCCGAGGCTGGAAACAAGGCTTTAGTCGGTATGGCTCTTGGTTCTACCGAGGCTTCTGGGTTTTTACTTCGAGGTTTTGTAAATCCAGGGATCACAATGACCGCAGGTTCGCAGTGTTTTTTACTTACTAATGCTTCCATCACCAACACTGTTCCTACTAGCGGATTTTCTAGGGTTATGGGTCATTCCGTAACTACAACCGTTATGTACTTCAATCCTTCTGGGGATTACATCGACCTCTAATCATGGCGTTTGAAAAAATAAACGGTACAGCATTTGCGGATATAGCAAAACTTTCTGGGGTGGCTAACGCGGATATAGCAAAATTTAATGGGTCTGATAAGCCATCGTCTACACCGACTATAGTTACTGACAACCTATTTTGCTGGTTCGGCCCTGACGACGTTACTGGGAGTACCGCAAACGACAAGAATGGAGGCTCTGTTGGCGCTGTAATGTCAAACGGAGCTTCGGTTGTGACTAGCCTTAGAAGCGATGGATCTTTTTATTCGGACGGCGTTAACGACAAG